TTGTCGAAAACAAACAGTGAAGATGTAGATACCAAAGCTGAAGACCACGCATATGATGCACTCCGTTACATGGTTATGACTCGCACTTCTGGTTATACATCAATTCACAAAACATTGCAAGGCATAAAAGAACAAGCGTTCCAACCTTTTGACGGGACATTCGGATACTGATGGCAAACTTAGCTGACAAGATTAAAGACAAAAGCCTTACTATTCGTGAGGCTATTGACAACGCTGGTGTATCCTTAGTAACACAAGGTGGTGAACCTACGGCTCTTGCTAAAAATATCGAAGCAGCAGGACTGTCTTTAGATGCTCCTTGGGACGATATTAAATCAAATGAATTTTTAATAAAGTTAAACGAGGTTGGCAAAGAGGCCAATTTTACAAGTCTTCTTAAAGTTGAAAACAGAGTAAAGCAAGCAGCTTCAGTAGCAGATGTACCCTATCCATATGTTACAGTTTTTGGTGCGGGTAGTAAATCTGTAGATATCCAAGTAGACGGAAAGCCTTTAGAAAAAGCAAGACAAGCACGTAGAAAAGGTAAACCAACAGCCATACCGGGTGCTGTTGATGCTGTTCCTGCTTTGGTTCGAGGTCTAAATGCAATTCCTGACGAACAAACTCGTGCTGCTGTTGCTTTTAATATTTTAGTTCCATTACGTCCCATCGAGGTGTCGAATATTGGGATTGATGATATTGATTTCGAAACAGGCAAGTTTAAAGAAGCATGGCGACGTGGCAATAAAATACGTAACGATATTGAACTACCTGAAGTTGCTTTAGAACTATTGCGTGATGCACGAGATACCGCAATAGCGAATGGTCAAGATAAAATATTTGACACAACAACAGAAAAACTTACAAGAGGCACGAAAGTACCCGGAGGTATCGCTGACCAGTTCAAAGCTTTTAGAAGTATTATGGGGAGAGACTTCAAAGGGTCTTCTGACATTCGAAAGATTGTACCCTCTCTTATGGTTGGTGAACTACAGGCTGGCATAGAAGTCAGCACAATCATGGGTCATGCTACGACAGATGAGATGATGGGGTCTCTCAAAAAGATGACTGCCAGTAGTTATATCTCTCCTATCATCACGTCTGAAGGCAGTGCTGCAAAACAAGCCCTAAGAGGCTATCACAACATGATGTCAGAAGTTTTACAACTGACCAGCTTAAATGAACTCCCAGCGACTATGGGTTTCTCTGCTAAAAAGTTGACTTCTGTAGGCGCACCCAAACTATCCGTTGTTCCTAAAAATTCAGATATCACCCCTACTCCTGATAAGCAAACAGTAGGCACACTCACTGATGCCGATTTAGGTTTGTTTGAGGATATCAAAGCTGAACGTAGTGAGCAGTTACAGCTATCTGCGACTAAAGCACAAAAGGAACGCCTTGAATTAGAAGCCCAGATGGGTGAGCTAGATGAGGAAGCTGTTCGTGCTAAAGTTCGTAGAGAAGATGAGTTAAAGCGTATCCGTGCCGATGAACGTGCTAAACTATCAGGTGAAAACGCAGACCTAATCCCTGAGTCCAACCCAGAAGCACGAGCTAGGTTAGAACAAAAAGGTTTTGATGCGGAAGGTATGGCGGATGCTATTAGTAAGTATCTGGGCAAGGGTGCAAAAGTTCTAGCTGCAGGGCTTGGTCTTGAGACAGCACGTCAGATAGTAACAGAGCCAGCAGCATTTGCTAAAGACGTAGCTATAGAAGGAGCAGCACTAGCTGCCAAAGCACCTCTATCTGTAGCAGGTGCATTGCCTATGATTCTTGAATCTAGACCTGCGGGTGCAGAAAGTGATGTTGTTCCAGACCCGGAATTTACACAAAATATACCTGAACCTTTAGCAGACGCAGAACAAGAAGCCATGCGTGACACTGGCTTCATAGATATTGATAGGAGACCCGAAGCCGTTCCTATCAATCAAGACCAAGGCTTCTTATCTAGATAACGGGAGATGAAAATGTCGAATTTAAATTTCGGTGCATCTTATATCATGAACTCAGACAAAACATCCGTAGATGACCAGATGGGTGCAGACCAGCTTTACCGTGAGGGTTTAGAGTTTGACACCAAGACTGCTCAAGGTACTTTGACTGAAGACATGCCAAAAGTTGCAACTAAGGGTACAGTAGACCCTGCCGTAATGAAAATGGCTGAAGAACGCGATTACTAAGATATGTCAGAAGATAATTTCCTTCAACCTGAAGATGACACCACCATCAACCTAATCAACCCTGAAGAAACTTTTCCGGGTCTTGCAGGTTATGTGAAAGAGAAGTTCGAAGAGGCTGAGAACGGGCGTTATGCTCACGAGCAACGTTGGTTGCAAGCTTACAAGAACTTTCGTGGTGTGTATGATTCTACAACAGCTTATCGTGATTCGGAACGGTCTAAGGTATTCGTAAGAATTACCAAGACAAAGGTTCTGGCAGCGTATGGTCAAATTGTAGACATCCTTTTTGCTAACAAGAAGTTTCCCTTAGTTGTAGAACACACTCCGGTCCCAGAAGGGATTGCGGAGTTTGCTCACATGGAAACACCTCTCGACCAGATGCAGCAGGAAGACCCTTATGGGTTTGCTGGTGACGGACGGGAGATGTTGCCGGGAGCGTTGGGTGCTGAACCATCCAGCAACTTTCTTGGCGGTCTTCAGAAAGAGTATGGCAACCTGCCACTCGCAGAAGGACCTGCAAAGATGGGTGAGGCACAAATTAGCCCCGCACAGATTGCAGCTTTGAATCTGGAAAAGGTTATACACGACCAGCTTCTTGACACAAACGCAGTAAACGTATTCCGTAATGCTATATTTGAATCGTCTCTTCTTGGCACAGGTATTGTCAAGGGACCTTTCAATTTTTACAAGCGAGTTCACAAGTGGGAACGAAGCGAAGAGGGCGAACGAGAGTACGTCCCTTATGAGAAGGTTGTACCTAGAATTGAAATGGTGTCTGCGTGGGACTTCCACCCTGACCCATCTGCTACAAGCATAGATGACTGTGAATACGTCATAGAACGTCACAGATTTAATCGCCAACAATTACGTTCTTTGATTAAACGTCCACATTTTATTGCAGAGGCTATCGAAGAATGTTTGGCAAAAGGTCCTAACTACGAGGACAAATACTATGAAGATACTATTCGCGAGGATGAAACCGAACCGTATATATCTGAAAGCCGCTACGAGGTTTTAGAATACTGGGGTGTTCTTGACTCTAAACTTGCAAATGCGGCAGGGTTTGAAGAAGCAGGCATGATGTCTGAGTTCGATGAACTACAGGTAAACATCTGGGTCTGCGGAAACATGATTCTGCGCTGTGTCTTGAACCCATTCACCCCAGCCCGTATTCCGTATCATGTGTTCCCATACGAAGTCAACCCATACCAGCTATGGGGCGTTGGCGTTGCAGAGAACATGGAAGATGCACAGAAGCTGATGAACGGTCACGTTCGAATGGCAATCGATAATCTAGCCTTGGCAGGTAACCTTGTGTTTGACGTGGATGAAGCTAGTCTTGTACCGGGTCAGAACATGGACATCTTCCCCGGCAAGATATTCCGTCGTCAGTCAGGTGTCACAGGCACAGCAATCAACGGCCTGAAGTTCCCTAACACTGCGGGTGAGAACTTGCAGATGTATCAGATTAGTCGACAGTTGGCTGACGAGGAAACAGGTATCCCGTCGATTATGCACGGTCAGACAGGCGTTACGGGTACAGGACGTACAGCAGCAGGCTTATCGATGTTGATGGGGTCTGCAGGGCTGTCTATGAAGACGGTTGTAAAGAACATAGATGATATGTTGCTGAAGCCACTAGGAGAGGCGTATTTCCAATGGAACATGCAGTTCAACGACGATGCCCCGGACATAGTAGGCGACTTAGAGATAAAACCAAGGGGTGTTGCGGCTGTTATGCAGAAGGAAGTTCGCAGTCAGCGTCTGACAACCTTGCTGCAGACAGTATCGAATCCAATGCTGGCTCCGTTCGTCAAGATACCAAACCTGATGAGAGAGTTGGCAATATCACAGGACATTGACCCTGATAGCTTAGTAAACGATGCCAACGAAGCACAACTCTATGCAAAGATGTTACAAGGAATGATGGCAAATGCTCAACAAGCAGCAAGCGCAGAAGCTGGCCCCGGTGGTGAACAGCAAGGAATGGCCCCTGATGGTGGAGTACCTGCAGGAAGTCCGGGAGTCGATGATTCGGGCCGTGGTGACGGCACAATCGGAGTCGGAACTGCGCCAAGTGCAGGGGAAGCTGGCTTTAGTGGAAATGCTCCTCAAACTTAAGGATAGTCACGAGGCGGTGGTGAAGAATGGCGGATAGATTAAATCTACTTGAAATGGAAGATTTTCCTATCATTACGAATCCAGAGGAAGAAGATACATCTTCTAAAGGATTTCGTATAGAGGGTGCTTTTCAGAACTTCTTCACACCAAGAGAAATATCCATAGAAGATTACAGTTCTAGGTTTGTAGACTTTACACGAGAAACCCTCGCTAGTACAGGTATCGGTGTTGACCGTCCTATAGATGACGATGATGATAAAGAAGATGCTGTTGCACCTGAAACAGGAATAGTTCGTGCAGATGGGGGAGATGACCCTGTAGATGATGGTCCTGCTTTTACAGGTGAGATGTCTATAAATATAGATACTGTCGGAACAAGCGCAGGTGGTAACGCAGACGAGATAAACATTTTTGATATGAACACTGTTGGTTTTCAAACCCCCGGTGAATTTAAAACTACGCAGGAAAAGTATGCAAATGACCGCTCTGGTTTGTTTGGTATGGATAATATAGGAAGAGCCGCCGCTGGTGGTTCGTACCTTTTAGGCGCAGGTGTTTTCGGTAGCGCAGTAGCAAGTATTGCAACAGGAACAGAAGTTAAGAATCCTTTTGGTATGACTGCTTTTAGACCATCAGGGGGATTTGGAATTATAACAGATGTGCTTCACAATAGACAATCTCAAGCTCTTATGGAAGTTCAGTCTGCTCATGCTGCTGGTTTAGACCAAAAAGGCTTTGCACTCACAATCGGTACATCAGGGCTTGTTCGCGCACCGGGCAAGTACGGGTACATAGGTAACTTAGGTCCTTACTCAAACGAACAGCTTCATCGTATCGAAGCTTTCCAAAAAGGATTTGACCCACGAACTTTTGACCCAAGAAAAGAAACAGGTAAGTCTATAGTTGATGAGGGCGGCGTCATAACAGGCGGTATGAGTTTTTATACAGCGAATGGTACTTTTTATAATGGAGCTACTGGTCAAACTTCTGCACAAGGTAGTCTTAGTGACCTTAACAATCTTGCATCAGCAACGGGTCTTACTGGGGGCCTGACCGGAACAGCACGAACCGCTTTAGATGGTGTTCGCAGTGGTAAGTATGAAAGTCTTCACGATGCTATCAAAGCACTAGGCGGTAATCCTGCAGGAATTAAAACCATGCAGGATGCAATTAAAGCTGGGCTTGTAACTTCAGGTAGAGGAGTAAAACTACCCGGCGGCAAGCTTCCGGGTGGTACAACGATTGCACAGAAGATAGTGGAGCAAGAAACTGGAAGAGCAAAAGATATCAATCAACTGAAACAAACTGCAAAAGAAAAGTATGGTATTGTAGGCATAACAAGTGCTACAGCCCTTCAAAATGAAATTAATACCAGACAGAAGAAGATGGATGAGTTAGCAAATAAGTACGGATTCTCTGCAGAAGGAAAAAGTTATACAGAAGTTACACAAGCAGCTACCATCGAACAAAACAAGATTGACACAGCCGCAGCGGAAAAAGCAGCACAACAAAAATTTCAACAGTACCATCAAGACTCAGGAAGCGAAGAGAGTGGTGCAAACATAGGTGCGGGAGATGACTTTGCTCAAGACCACTTTGGCGGAGGATTCAGCGGAGATAGTCAGTACGGCGCACTAGCTCAAGGTGGTTTTGTTGGCATGGCTATCGGTGGTCAGATGGCAGGCGGTATGTCTTCGGGTTTTGTTGACCGTCCACCAAGTCAGGTGTCTGAAGAACAGACTGTTGCAGACAACGTAGAGACAAAAATGCCAGAGGGTGCGTTCGTCATCAATGCTGCCGCAGTAGAGTTCGCGGGTGAAGAAGACATCAAGAAAATGCTGAACGATGCACAAAAAGAAGCAGTTAGACGCGGTATTACTATTGACAATTCAAAAAACTCCGCTAAACTTATAGATGTAGCCATCTCTCGTGGTGAAGTAACGGTTGCACCGTACCTCGCTAAAATCATCGGCTACGACAGACTCAACAAAATCAATAATCGTGGAAAACCTGAAGTTGCTGAACGCTTACGCGAAGCATCTTCCGGTGGATTTATTTAATTCTATACCAAGAATTTGTCAGCTACCCGCTAACGCGGCCCTGACGTAACCGAAGCGGCTACCTACACGCCAAGTAGCCCCGCATCATGAGGTAAAACAAATGGCAAAAGCAAAAGGCCACAGAGCCAATAAAGCAAACGACTCTTTCGGAGTTACTAACAACAAAGAACTGTATCGTGGAAAGTATCGCGAAGAAGTCTATAAGGATGAAGAAGACCAAGAACAGGTAGAAGCATCCGAAGAAGAAACTGACCCCGCCCCACAAGAAGCGGCTACTCAGGAAAGCGATAGTTTCGTTCCGCAAAAGGAAACAAAGGAAGCGGACCACGACTACAAAAAACGATACGACGACCTAAAGAAGCACTACGATAGCAAGGTAAACGAGTTCAAAGAAGAAATCGCGAGTCTTCGAGATACTATGAATAGCCGCGCTGTTGAAATGCCAAGGGGTGTTACACCACCACGAACTCAAGAAGAACTAGATGAGTTCAAGGAACGCTACCCTGACGTGTTCGAAGTGGTTCAAACTGTTGCTTCCATGCAAACAGAGTCGCAAGTATCAAAACTCCGTGACGAGATTGGCACAATCAAAGAACGGGAAAAGAACCTAGAAAAAGAGAAAGCCTACGAGGAACTCTTACGGTTACACCCAGACTTTGATGAACTCAAGACTACAGACCAGTTCTTGGGTTGGCTCGAAGAGCAGCCACAAACTCTTTCAGATGGTATTTACAAAAACAATACCGATGCAAGATGGGCGGCTCGTGTTGTGGACCTTTATAAGGCCGATGCTGGTCTTACAAAAACAAAGAAGTCCAAGCGTCAAGAAAGTGCAGCAGACGCTGTTACTAAGACTGCCGCTAGAGAAGTAGCCCCTGACCCCAACGCGGGTAAGAAGGTCTTCAAGGCTTCGCAAATCGCCAAGATGAAACCTTGGGAGTTCGAAAAGATGGAAGCTGAAATCGACTCCGCAAGGGCTGAAGGGCGAATCGACTATAACTCTTAATCCTCAAAGGAAGGGATTGAACAATGGCTTTTAATAGCGCATCAGGTCATAATAACCTGCCTTCCGGTAATTTTACCCCGGAAATTTTTAGCCAAAAAGTTCTCAAATTCTTCCGTCGTGCTTCGGTTGCAGAAGATATTACGAATACCGACTACGCTGGCGAAATTGAAAACTTTGGCGATACTGTACGTATCATTAAAGAGCCAACAATCACTGTATCCTCATATGCTCGTGGTTCTGTGGTAAATCCGCAGGACTTGGCAGATGACCAGATTACTATGGTTGTTGACCAAGCAAACGCATTTGCGTTTAAGATTGACGATATTGAAGAGCGTCAGTCTCATGTTAACTTTGAAGCATTGGCAACTTCGTCAGGTGCTTATTCATTGAAGCGTAAATACGACGCCAATATCCTGCAAGCTATCTCTGATGGCGCAGGTCTTGCTGGTGCGGACGATGCTTCTTTGAGTGGCGGTCTGACTACCACGGATAGTAATCTGGGTACTGCTGCCTCTCCTGTAACACTTAGCGGTGCAACTGCAGGTGATGCTGCTGTTAACTTGATGCTACTGATGGCTCGTTCTATGGACGACCAATCTGTTCCTGAAGAAAACCGTTGGTTCATAGCACCACCAAAGTTCTATGAAGTTCTGTTTAAAGCAGGTTCGAAGTTTGCTGAAGTACAAGTAACTGGTGATGGCACTTCACCTCTGCGTAACGGCCTCGTTATGCAAGGTAATATTGGTGGCTTCGCTTGTTATAAGTCAACTGCACTAAACTCAACTGGTGGCACTGACCAAGTAACTATGACTGGTCTGTCAACCAGCAATAACGCAGAAAACCTCGTTCTTGCAGGTCATATGTCTGGAGCAGCTACTGCTTCGCATATTGCAAAGACTGAAGTTGTGCGTTCAACTGAAACTTTCAGCGATATTGTTCGCGGATTGCATGTATTCGGACGTAAGGTATTACGCCCAGAAGCCATCGTTCGTGGCGTCGTTGACTATTCATAAGGGAGACTGAGTAATGGCTGTTTATACTGTAACTGGTGCTGTTGCTGGTGTTCCACTTGGCATCAAGCCTCAAATCGTTGAAGTCGTACTTGACTTCTCTTCAACTAGCTTAACTACTTCTGATTCAGTAGAAGTATTTGAGATGAAGGCTAACACACTTGTTCTTATGGCAGGTGTGGAAGTTCTCACTGTAGCATCAACTGGTTCTCCAGTTCTTGACTTAGGTGATGACGATGACGACGATTTGTACGTTGCTGCTCTATCTGGCACAGCAACAGGCCACGAAATCAATAACGCAGCAGGCACAGCAAAGCTGTATACCGCTGCTGATACTATCGACTTGATTGCTAATACTGCAACTTTCGATGGTAAGGTTCGTGTCTTTGCAGTTATTGCAGAAATGGGAACTGCAGAAACTGCGGCAACTTTTGCCTAATAACACTGTCGGGGGGCAGGGCAACTTGCCCCTTGACGCACACTTTTTTTTATGATATAAGCATCTAACCCTGCCGGGATATACCCCCATGTTCACAGCCGTAATAATAGCCTGTCACGTTGCAAACGCAGAAATGTGTATGACGATATTTGACAATCGAGGACCATATCAAACAGAACAGGCATGTAAAGAACGCATAGGAGAAATGGCGTTTGATTTGATGGGAGCATGGACTTCACAACAATTACCAATGATATTTAAAATGACTAGTTGTCTAGAAGATGACAGCAAAGATGTATTCACATAATAAACTAAACGTGATATAATACAGCATCACTTATTAGGAGATGAGTTATGAATTATATCACAAGCAACATACCATATTTTAAAGTTTGGGTACGGCGAGAATATACAACAAACTTTGACCGATATCAAGGAGAATTTCTTCATGCAATGGCGATAGGGATAACAACCCTGCCAATGCGAACTCTTAGCTTCCAAGTTATGTTTACTGGATGTGAAGAAGAAGAAAATGTACATGGCGGTGCTATGTGGGCTAGGATGCCTCTCACTGCACTTGTAGGTGACACGCCTTTAGATGAGTGGCCTGAACCAATACCTACTTACCTTGCACAGCCTTGGGACTGCCAATCACACCATCATTCGGTGTTTGTACTGAATAGAGCGACACCATGCCCTTGGTTGGCAAAGATAGACGGGGAGTTTTACCCTGCTAAATATTACTTTACTGTCGATTACACCGACACTGAGGTAGCTGATGACCCTGCTCAACACAAACAAAGTCATGTTTTGGAATTGTTGGATGCAGGTAAGTGGACAGGCAACATGGTTGCCCTTCCCAACAACAGAGTCCGTGTTACTAATCCTGCGTGGTTTGTAACGGGGGACGGCCCACCAGATTTTGCACCAAGCCAGTGGGTACACCATTCTAAACAAGACCCTAACTACGTAAGTGATACGGCAAGGGTATTTGATAATCTTTATGCGGAGACAGATTATGAAGAAGATGATGAATAAAAAGAGCAAGGGCATGGCTCGTGGTGGACGCACTGCCATGAAATCCAAGGGATATGCCAAAGGCGGTAAGATGCGGTCTAAAGGCATGGCTAAAGGCGGCAAGATGAAGATGCGGTCTAAAGGCATGGCTAAAGGCGGTGCAGTGGGTGGCAAAAAAGGTAAAGCTATGACAGTTGCACAGCTACGTGCTGCTGCAAAGAAAAAAGGCTACAAGCTAGTAAAGGCGTAGTCATGGCTAGACAGGGACTATATGCCAACATAGCTGCTAAAAAACGCAGAATAAAGGCTGGCAGTGGGGAGACCATGCGTAAACCCGGAAGCAAGGGTGCGCCAAGCAAAGCTAACTTTAGACGTGCAGCACAAACAGCTAGGAAAAAGTAATGGCTCGTAAACAAGATAAGATGCCAGCCCGTAACAAAAAGAACTTTCGACCAACGAAAGCAGGGGCTGGTATGACTAAAGCTGGGGTAGCTGCTTATCGGCGTAAGAACCCCGGTTCTAAATTAAAAACAGCAGTGACAGGAAAAGTAAAGCCGGGTAGCAAAGATGCTAAACGGCGTAAATCTTTCTGCGCTAGGTCTGCTGGACAAATGAAGAAGTTTCCTAAAGCAGCAAAGAATCCTAACAGCCGTTTGCGTCAAGCAAGGAAGAGATGGAAATGCTAACTGCATTGATTGGACCTATAAGCAATATCGCTTCTACGTGGCTTGAGGGCAAGGTAGAAGAGAAGAAAGCACAGTCAGCTACAAAGGTAGCCAAGGCTCAAGCGGAAGCTGTAGTTATGCAGAAGAAAGCTACGGGCGAAATCGATTGGGATTTGGAGATGGCCCGTGCTTCTTCGTCAAGTTGGAAAGACGAGTGGCTAGTAATTCTGTTTAGTATTCCCTTGATACTAGCCTTCATACCGGGCATGGAAGGAGTGGTACAGAATGGATTCGAACAACTCAACAAGATGCCTGAATGGTATCAATATTCCTTGGGAGTTATCGTTGCCGCTTCTTTTGG